GTAATCACGGTATAGGTAAACTAGGAGACAACATTGAAGGTGTGCAAAAAGCTTTAGATTATTTAAGGAGAAAAACTAATGCCTAACTACATAGATGACCTAGAGCTAACAGAAGGGCAGTCCCTGCGTCAGTCCTGTCCTAAGTGTGGCAGGAAGAATACCTTTACTGCTACCAAGCGTGACGGTAAGGTTATCTACAACTGCTACAGCATATCGTGCGACTTGGTAGGCAGACTATCAACTGGCATGACTAGAGAAGAGATAATGAGTTATACATTGAAGGAGCCACTAGTGGAAACATTCAGTAAGAACAACCAGGTAGACACCTTTGTTTATCCAGAACATGTAACTACCAGTGGTAATTCTGACGTAGGTAGATTTAGACAACGTTGGCCTGTACTTAACGGCACTACCTTAATGTATGACATTAAAGACAAACGTGCAGTCTTTCCTATACACAAAGATGGTATACTGATTGACGCTATTGGACGTGCATTAGATGGAGCTATACCAAAGTGGTACAGATACGGAGGTAGTGCAGACTACTACACAAGTGTAGAGCTTACACCTAATAGGGTATACGTCTTAGTAGAAGATGTTATTAGTGCTATCACTGTGGCTAGGCATTACCCTGGAACTACTGGCTTTGCTATACTTGGTACTAGCTTGACACAGGAGCATTTAATCTGTATAGCTGACAATGCCACTTCAGTTATTGTTGCACTAGACCCTGACGCAGTAAGTAAAGCATTAGAGTTTAAACGTAACATAGAAATGTGGACAGGAGTAACTACTAAGGCTCTATCCTTAGAGGATGACTTAAAGTACGAAAGGGAGAAAGACTTAGCTAAACTAGAGAGGATGATAGCTAATGAGCAAGAGTGGCAAAAATATGCAGAACCCTATGGCTAGAGACTTGCGGCAACCTAAGTACAAGCAACAAGTTATACCTGACAAGAAGAAGCCAGTAAGTAAACGTAAAGAAAAACATAAAGGAGATAAAGATACATGAGTATGTGTGGAGAGATAGAAAACTATGAGTGGCAGATTAAAACGTATCGCACCAAGATACAGTCCTTAGAGAAGCAGATAATTGAATACTCTAGGGATATAACTAGGGCTGCTGATAAGATACATGAGCTACGTATGGCACAGAAGCACGGAGACATATACACAGCTACTAGCTTTGAAGATGTATAAGAGGAGACATAGATGGAACTAGCACTAATACGAACTCTGATGGACAAAGAGTTCTACGATAACAACAAGGGTATCCGTACACCAGATAAGTTGTTTAATAAAGATGTGCGTAAGATCAAGTCTACCTTAGACTACGCCATGCAGAACTACGAGAAGAACTTAACTGCAGCAGAACTTGAGGCTTTGTTCTTTACTAGAGAAACATTAACAACAGCTAACAAGGAGTTTTACAGAGAGATATTCGTTAAGATACGCAGAGAGCAACCTATGTCTGCTGAGATAGCTAAAGAAGTAATGTCTAAGCTATTCCAGAAGGTAGTAGGTGAAGAGGTAGTGAACATAGGGTTTGACTACGTGAACGGTGAAGACCACACGCTTGAACCTCTGCGTAAGCTTATTAGTGACTACCAAGATGACTTCATGCCTAACCTCAAAGTTGAGTGGGGTGACATAACCATAGATACTTTACTGCAAGCTAATAACGTACAAGCTAAGTGGAAGTTTAACATACCGTCACTACAGCGCAAGGTTGAGGGTGTCAGTGATGGACACTTAGTTATTGTAGGGGCAAGACCTAACACAGGTAAGACTAGCTTCCACGCCTCTCTGGTAGCCTCAGACGGTGGCTTTGCTCACCAAGGTGCTAAGTGTATTGTGCTGTGCAATGAAGAATCTTATGACCGTGTAGGTGCTAGGTACTTGAGTGCAGCATCCGACATGTCTATGGATGAAGTTAGAGGTAATTATGCTCTGGCAGCTACAAGGTACAAACCAGTGTACGACAACATCAAGATAAAGGATAGCACAGGTAAAGATATGAATTGGGTTGAGGCTGTAGTAAAAGGATACAAGCCTGACGTTCTAGTGCTTGACATGGGTGACAAGTTTGCCAGTAAGGGCAGTGGTGACTCGCATATCTACTTGAAGGATGCAGCCATACACGCACGTAATATAGCTAAAGAGTACGGCTGTGCAGTTATATGGATGAGCCAACTATCAGCAGATGCAGAAGGTAAAATATACGTTGACCAATCTATGATGGAAGGTAGTAAGACAGGTAAAGCAGCAGAGGCTGACTTGATGGTGTTGATTTCTAAGAACCCACAAGTAGAGGGTGCAGAAGAGCAAGACCCAGAGCGTCACTTGAATATAGCTAAGAACAAACTAACAGGTGGATGGCATGGTAGAATTACGTGCAAGCTAGACGGAGCCAGAGCAAGGTATGGAGCATAGGAATGAAGAGAGTTTTAGACGTAGAGAACTCTATAACTCTGCGAGATGGAAAAATATACAACGACCCTTACGAAGCTGCAAACACACTTACTCAGGTGGGCGTATTGTGCTTAGATACAACTGACAAACACATACTTAACTTTGACCACGACGAAGCTGTAGACACAGACGGTAACAACGCTTGCAGACTGCAGCGATTACTAAACAGCACCACCTTGCTGATCTTACACAATGCTCAGTATGACTTATGTTGGCTGTGGGCTAGTGGGTTTAAGTATGATGGAGATATATATGACACAATGTTAGCGGAGTACATACTACTACGTGGACAGAAGCAACCACTAAGCTTAGAGCAGTGTGCAATAAGAAGACAACTACAATACCAAAAAGATGATACACTTAAAACTTATTACAAGAAAGGATACAATACAAATGAAATACCGTTGGATGAACTCAGCCATTATCTTGAGTACGACTTGCGTACTACTGGCGAATTGTACTACGCCACAGATAGGGATTACCAAACCCCTGCTTCAGCCTCACTTAGAACCATTCGTGATGTCACATTCAGAACTTGCAAAGCCCTCACAAGAATGTCAATGTCAGGAATCAGGGTGGATCAATCAGCCCTTGCATTCGTCGCAGATGAATTTAGAAGAGAGCAGTCAGGAATACAAAATCGTTTGTACAGGCAAGTGCGAACACTCATGGGAGCCACACCCATAAACCTTAACTCACCAGAACAGCTATCACAGCTTATCTTTAGCCGTAAGGTTACTAATAAGAAAGAGTGGGCTGAGTTGTTTGAGTTTGCAACTACTACAAAGGACTTTAAAGCTATAATGGCAGCTAACAGTAAGTTTATATACAGAACTATAGCACTTAACTGTAGGCAGTGTGACGGTAAAGGTAAGACCTACAAGACTAAGAAGGACGGTACGCCTTACAGTAAACCTAACAAGTGCTCCAACTGTAACGGTATGGGATACACACTTAAAGATACAAAGCAGATAGCTGGCCTACGGCTTGGGCCTACAAGTAAGAAGTGGGTTAGTACTAACGGCTTCAGCACAGGAAAGGATAAACTAGATGCGCTTATTGCCACAGCTAAGAATAATTCAATGCATGATGCAGCTACGTTTCTGGAGGATGTTAAGCGGCTTAACGCTATTAGTAGCTACCTCAGTAGCTTTGTGGATGGCATTTCCAAGTACACTAAACAAGACGGATTCCTTCACGTCAACCTTACCCAGCATGTCACCAGTACAGGTAGATTTTCTGGACGCAATCCAAACATGCAAAACATGCCAAGAGGGGGAACCTTTCCAGTAAAACGTGTGTTTATCTCTAGGTGGGATGGTGGTAAGATTTGTGAGGCAGACTTTGCACAACTTGAGTTCAGAACGGCTGCATTCCTTGCACAGGACACTGTAGCCATGCAGGAGATCAGTACAGGATTTGATGTACACTCCTACACGGCAAAGGTTATCAGTGATGCAGGACAGCCTACATCTCGCCAGGATGCAAAAGCACATACATTCGCTCCTTTATTTGGGGCGACAGGATATGGTAGGAGCAAGGCAGAAGCTGCATACTATGAGCACTTCACTGAAAAATACAAGGGTGTGGCTGCATGGCACAAGAAGCTAGGAGATGAGGCTGTGCGTATGTTAAAGATAACTAATGTCAGTGGTAGGCAGTACGCCTTTCCTGATGTAGTACGCAGAGAGAGTGGCAGTGTAACACACTTCACTATGATAAAGAACTACCCTGTGCAAGGCTTTGCTACTGGTGACGTTGTGCCTGTAGTTATACTTGAAATGGAAAGACTACTTGAGCCTCTGCACTCTTGCCTAGTAAACTCAGTACATGATTCAGTTGTAATTGATGTACACCCACAAGAAATAGATCAGGTACTAAAGATAATAAATGATCTTAACGGAAACCTTAACAACTTGATACATAAGGAGTACGGAATAGAAATGAATGTACCACTACTATTAGAAGCTAAAATAGGTGATAATTGGCTTGACACAAAGGATGTTATGTGATATAACAGACCTCTTATTAAACGTTCACAAAGGATATATATAGATGAACAATACAACAGCACTAAGCGTAGACAACATGAACCTAGCTGATGCAATGGGCTTTCAAATCTCAGCGTCTAGCGCACAAAAAAACAGTTTATGCAGAGTAAAGCCCATGATATTGCAGGAGATTAACCAAGAAACAAAAAAGATTGTTTCATCCCCTGTATTCCAGATGAAGCGTGATGAAGAAGAAGTGTATTGCCGTAAAATGGTAGTTCGTTTATTTGTAGAGCGTCAGCGTTGGGAAAAGTGGGATAGCGCAGCTAATACTACACAAAGGACTGTGATGGCAGCAAACTTAAAGAGTGATTTAAAAGATTCTTTAGGTACTTTTAATCTAAATCGTGGTGGCTTTGTTGAGGATTTTAATGCCTTATCTGAAGATAGAAAGCAGTTTATACGCAGTATTAAAAGCTGTAAAGTTATGATGGGTATGACAACATTAATTGAACCTTTTTATGAAGGCGGTGAACCTGCTACAGGTTTTAATGAAGAGACACCATTTATAATGGATGTTAAAAACCGTGATAGTAAAAAGAATATTCAACACAGTGTAGAAAAGCTTATGCGTAAAAGTTTAACACCAGCAGAGCACACAATAACCTTGACAGGTGAAGCAAAGGATATGCCTAACGGTAAGTATATAGTTATACACTCATCTTTAGGTGATCTTATAGGTTTTGCTGATGGCGACAATGACATACTAAAAGATTGCGTAGAGTACGTTCAGCGTAGCAACGAGTACATCCTTAACAAGTGGGATGAAGCTAATGTTGAGAACTTATCTAGTGAAGACGCAAAAATAATAAACAGCATTGTTGATGTGCAGGAAGTTGACTAATGAATCACCCTGCTGAACTTTCTCTTCACTCTTATTTGAGGGGTGCAGTTGATGGTAAGTCAACTATGTCGCAAGAGGTTATTGACCAAGTAGCTGAAGACATAAAGGTTGCCTTACACAAACAGTTCAACCCTGAAGAAGAAGAACCACGCAAGTTTAAACTAAGGATGTCCAACATTGGGCGTCCTACCTGCCAACTTTGGTTTCAAAAGAATGATCCTGATAATGCAGAACCTAAATCTACATCCTTCAAGATAAACATGATTATGGGTGACATTGTAGAGGCTGTGTTCAAAGGATTACTCAGGGCTAGTGGTACTACCTTTGATGACAACGACAGGGTAACACTTGACTTACCTAACGGCGGTAAGGTTAGCGGTGAGTACGACATGATCTTGAATGATAAAGTAGATGACGTTAAATCTGCTTCACCTTATGCTTACGAAAATAAGTTTATAGACTTCAACACCCTAAAAGCAAAAGACGATTTTGGTTACGTATCACAGTTAGTAGGCTACGCAGCAGCAGCAGGTAAAGACATAGGCGGCTGGTGGGTAGTAAACAAAGCTAATGGTAACTTTAAGTACGTGTCTGCTGAAGAAGCTAATACTAAAGAAATACTAGAAAATATAGAGGATACATATGACTACATAGATAAAGACAAACCTTTTGAAAGATGCTTTGAGCCAGTTCCTGAGACATACTTCAGGAAGCCTAGTGGTAACATGAAGTTATGTATGGCCTGTAACTTCTGTGACTTCAGATACAAGTGCTGGCCTACACTACAGGCTTTACCATCTAAGGTATCAAAAGCTAAAGACAAACCAATAGTAGAATACGTATCAGTAGTAGAGGCAGCTTAAAATGACAACAGTAACAGTAAATGACAAAGACTACGACACCGACAACATGAATGAAGAACAGCAGGAGCTAGTCAAACTGCTGCAACAGAACGCTATAACACTGAACATGCTTGACCACCAAATGCAGTGTGTTCGTGCTATAGGTAAAGTAAAGTCAGAAGAATTACACCAGTTGTTAAATGACACAAAGAAAGCATAGTGTAAGAAGGTATCGCAGTGGTTTAGAGAAGGACGTTGCTGCTTACTTAAAAGATACACAGAAGAAAGTCAGGTACGAATGCTTAAAGATTGAGTGGGAAGACCTACGGTACAGAACATACACGCCTGACTTTATTCTGGACAACGGTATTATAATTGAAACTAAAGGTATCTTTGACAGTGAGGACAGACGCAAGCACACAGAGGTACGCAAGCAACATCCAGAGCTTGATATACGCTTTGTGTTTAGTAACTCAAAAGCTAAACTATATAAGGGAGCTAAGAGCAGGTACTACCAGTGGTGTGACACTAATGACTTCATGTGGGCGCATCGTGTGATACCTGAATCTTGGCTAAAAGAAAAAGGCACAGTAACTAAACTAAAAGTAATACCACTTAAAACAAAGAGAAGGGATACTTAATGAGCTACACAGTAGATGATGATGAGGTAGCTATTATACTACGGCCTGTGGAACTAGACAGTAAAGGTGAGTGGACAGGACAACTTAGTACAGGTTTAGTAGTAGGTAACTCTAAACATTTTAAGATAGAAGTTTTGTCTTACTTGGTACACTTAGCTACACTGATGGGTACATTCTTAGAGATGACACAAGAAGATGAAGACCTGTATAATGAAGTTGAAGAGCGTAGAAATGATAACTTAGCTATTGACAAAAAGGAACAAAAGGTGTATGAAGAAGTAGAAGGTACAGACGGTAAAGTACTAAGACTAACTAAGTACACTAAAACATTTGGGAATGCATAATGAGCACACTAGACTTACCAAGCGGTGACTTTGAAATATCTGATCTATTCAGTGATGATCAAATCATTACAATAACTGGAGAGACTACTTTGTACGACAACGTAAGTAAACCAGCACACTACAACCTAACTGATGGTATAGAGTGTATAGACTACATCAAGCAGGTACTAGGACTGCAAGGCTTTGTAGCTTACTGTAGAGGTAACGTTATGAAGTATAACCACAGGGCAACATACAAGAATGCCACCCCTGTAGAAGATTTAAAGAAAGCTCAACAATATTTAGAGTGGGCTAATGAAACACTGAAGGAAATACACAAGTGAACAAGAAAAGGTTTAGCGTAACATTTGTACTTGATGTTGAAGAAGACGGTAATATCTTATCTACTGTTGAGAACCACCATGTAGATGATATGTGTGACTTAGTACGTAATACGTTTCACGACATAGATGATGTAACCTTAGATAACTTAAACGTCAGGGAGAGAACATGATTAACGAAACAGACTTAGAAGCTTTTGGTTACTGGCAAGAACAGTGGAAGAGTAAGCCTTTGGACATGAAATCATACCAATCAGAGGCACAAAAGACATCTATTTATGGTGTGAACCACGCAGTAATATACCCTGCACTAGGTCTTGCAGGTGAAGCTGGTGAGGTAGCTAACAAAGTAAAGAAGATGCTACGTGATGGTGACTTTGATAGAAACGCTGTAGCTGCTGAACTAGGTGATTGCCTGTGGTACATAGCTGCACTAAGCAGAGACTTAAACATAAGCATGGCTGAGATAGCTATGTCTAACCTAGAAAAACTAATGAAGCGTAAAGCTAATGGTACTATAAAAGGAAGTGGGGATAATAGATGAGCAACTTACTACCAACAGACTATCAATCATTTATACATACCTCACGCTATGCACGTTGGGTAGAAGAAGAAGGTAGTAGAGAGGCTTGGGATGAGACTGTAGAGCGTTACATGAATAATGTTGTGTCTGACTTAGTTGATGCTGATACAGTTACACAAATACAAGATGCAATACTAAGCTTAGAAGTTATGCCTAGCATGAGAGCCATGATGACTGCTGGCCCTGCTTTAGAGCGTGACAACACAGCAGGGTACAACTGTAGTTACCTACCCGTAGATGACCCTAAGTCCTTCGATGAGGCTATGTTCATCCTCTTGTGTGGTACTGGTGTTGGGTTCAGTGTTGAGAGGCAGTACATTACTAAACTCCCTGAAGTTCCTGATTTGTTCTACAGTGATACTACTGTCGTTGCTAAAGATAGTAAGGAGGGTTGGGCTAAAGCGTTCAGACAAGTTCTTGCTCTCCTGTGGGCTGGTGAGATACCTCAGTGGGATGTCTCACGTATACGTCCTGCTGGTGCAAGACTAAAGACATTTGGTGGTAGAGCCAGTGGCCCTGCACCCTTGGTGGACTTGTTTAACTTTGCAGTTACTATATTTAAAAATGCACAAGGGCGTAAGCTATCCAGTATTGAGTGTCACGACTTAATGTGCAAAGTAGGTGAAGTAGTTGTTGTAGGTGGTGTACGTAGGTCAGCTATGATAAGTTTATCTAACCTAAGTGATGACCGAATGCGTCACGCTAAGTCAGGACAGTGGTGGGAGAATGCAGCGTGGAGAGCACTAGCTAATAACTCTGTATGTTACACTGAGAAGCCTGACATGGAAACGTTTATGCGTGAGTGGATGTCCTTAGTAGAAAGTAAATCAGGAGAGAGAGGAGTATTTAATCGTGAAGCGTGTAAAGCTATTGCTAGGCAGCATGGCAGACGTAACCCTGACTATGATTTCGGCTGTAACCCATGTTCGGAGATCAGCCTTAGACCTTATCAATTTTGTAATCTTACAGAAGTTGTGGTACGAGCCACGGATTCGGTTGAAGACTTGGAGCGAAAAGTCAAATGTGCTACTATACTTGGCACAATCCAAAGCACCTACACAAAGTTTCCTTACTTGCGAAAGGTGTGGAAGCGTAATACAGAAGAAGAGCGTCTGCTTGGTGTGTCACTCACAGGGATAATGGATAACCTACTACTAACCAGTAAGAATGTATCACTAGATAAAACATTGGAGTACTTACGAAATGTCGCCATCACTACTAATGCTGAATGGTCTAAGCGTTTGGATATACCTGCGTCTACTGCAATTACCTGTGTCAAGCCTTCGGGAACGGTATCACAACTTGTGGATAGTGCGTCTGGTATCCATAGTAGGCATAGCCCATATTATGTCCGTACTGTACGTGGTGACAATAAAGACCCACTAACTCAGTTTATGAAAGACTGTGGTATTCCTAATGAGCCAGAGTTTAACAAACCAGAACAAACTACAGTGTTTAGCTTTCCTATCAAGTCACCACAGAATGCTGTAACACGTAACGACATGACCGCCATAGAACAATTAGAGATGTGGCTTATTTACCAAAGACATTGGTGTGAGCACAAACCTAGTGTAACTGTTTCTGTGCGTGATGAAGAGTGGATGGAAGTTGGTGCTTTTGTTTACAAACACTTTGACGAGATGAGTGGTGTGTCATTTTTACCACACTCTGATCATACTTACCAACAAGCACCTTATCAAGACTGTACTCAACAAGAATATGACGAACTCTTGAGCACCATGCCTGAGAAGATAGATTGGTCTAAACTCTCAGCGTATGAAAAAGAAGACAACACAGTTGCTATGCAAACTATGGCGTGTAGCGGTGATGTGTGTGAAATAGTAGACTTAACATAAAAGGAAGAACTAACATGTTTGAATTAGTAACAATGGTAATCGGCTTTGGTGTCCTTGAAGAAGTGGTAATACCTGCTGCTACTGCAGGGTGGGAATACGTAAAGACTTTGGTGTAGTGATATGAAGTGGATACTAGTACTCATATTGTTTAACCAAGGGCTACACTACGCACAGACTGAGCCAAAAATGTACGCTGACTATGATGAGTGCAGGGAAGCAGCAGAGCAATTAAGGGATACGCTTATGAATACTAGACCCAATGCTTCAGCTAACGCAATGACATTCTGTGTAGCACTGCCAAGGGAAATTTGAATTACTATGGAATTAGAAAAAGAAGCAAAGAGGCACGTAGAGCATAAGCAACAACGCTTCTATCAAACTTTGTCAAACAAACTAGAACCAGTAAGAGAGTGCATACTTGAGTTTTTACCTGAGAGTAGAGGCAGGGATAGAGCACTTGAGCACGTAGATGATGTAGCTGCCCTAGCTAGGTATATTGCTGAACTACACGGCATTAAATAAAAAGAGAGGGGCCAAGCGGCCCCCCCTTTACTTAATATCACCTTTGCGGTATCCTTTGTAAGCATCCAACATGTATTCAAACATGTTTAGCTCTGTGTTATTGTAGTCCAGAGGGTCTTTAACTTCTATTTGTTTTAATGACTCCTCTGTTGCGCCTCTGTCTCGCATTCTGTCTAATCTTATTTTGTGCATACCAGCCACAGCATTCTTGTATTCTTCTGAGTCATGCGCTTTATTTATAGTGTCATACCTACGCTGGTTTATTCTGTGCTCTTCTGATAGTGTACTCATGCCAGCTTTTACTGTTTTCCTAACTTCTGTAAGTATTTGTTTAGCTTTAACACGCTTGTATGTGTTAGACCCCTTAATGAACTTAGGATCACTAAGTAATGCTCTAGCTTTTCTTTCTAGTATAGGACTTAGTAGTTCGTTAAACAACCTGTCATACATAGGCACTTTACTTCTACTGTCTGCTCTAAATGTTTTTAAGTTAGATAAAGTGTACAGTTGTTCTGTTGCAGTTTTATCAGCTAAAACTTTTATACCAAATACAGTAGCCAAAGGGTTAGGATCATACAACGCACCTTCCCTAGATGCAACACGTAGTTGGTTAAAGTCAGAGGCTTCTGTAGATGCACCTATAGCTTGCAAGATGTTATCTAAGTATCTGGTTGCTTCACCTTTAAATACTTCACCACCTGTCTTAGCTCTAAGCTTTACTTCACCTGTCTCTTGATCAACGTAAGACACACTGCGTCTATCTTTATGTATATCTGTATCTAAGATAAACCCTACGGCTTTGTCTATTGTCTGCAGAGGGCGTGTAAAGCCAGCTACAAAGCTACCTGCTCTCTTCTGTATTTCAGATGCTGCAGCACCGCCGTTGGCATCAGAGAACATCATATCAAGAACCCTGTACATATCGTTACCAAACTGTATGTCTTTAGCAAACTGGCCTACACCAAGTTGTGCCATCATGTCTTCAACTGATTCTTTGGCAACAATAGGCTTATAAGGCACAATAGTTTTTATGTCAGTGTCAGCAGGTTCAATTTGTGTCATAGCACCTGATGCTTTACTTAGCTTAGATGTACCTCCCATCTGAGCTAACTGGTTGAACACTCTACCCATTGCCATAAACTCAGACATAGGAAACGCATTCTTTGCATCAACCTTTGTACCGCCTACGTCAAACTGTGTTGACTCTAACCCTGCTTCTTGTCTGTCTTGATCCATTCTAGCTGCCATGATCAACCCTGCTGTTCCTACAGCAGCCCTAGATATAGCCTCTACATCTCTTATATCTCTGCCTTGTTTACCTGTAGCAGTCTTAACTATACGTGAAGCAGGAGCAATAAGACCCCAAGGCCCAAGCTGATATACTGTTGCTATTACGTTGTTAAAGAACCTACCAAACGGCATAATAGAACCTAACACAGGTATGTTAGATACATCCTCAACTAACCTGGCTGCTTTCTTTAACATCTGATCATCTGTAGTGTAGTCTTTAGAAAACACTGACCTTAGTGTACTGTCTACTGCCAAACCTGCAACGTCTTCATCTATGATGTTAAGACTGTTACCACGCATAGCTTCAGACAAAGTTACACCTTTTTTTATTCTAAGCTGCTTATCTAGCTCAGTCATAAATGTTTGTGATTTAGTAAAGGTATCCTGCGCTCTAACACCAGTTATTCTACTGGCTGCATCTACGTACTTTTCTATAATTTGATAAGGCTTGTTATCTTTGTCAAAGCCAAAGCGTTTAGCACTACTCTCTACACCAGTACCGCCCACTGTTTCGTGCAGTAAGTCTCTAGTATTTTTGCTTTCATCTAAGTATTTCATGTAAGCATCATGTGTAGTAAAAGGGTCTAAGAAGTTTCTAAACTTAGCACCTTGAACTTGGAAGTAAACTTTACCTACACGCATTGCTTCTTTGTCACCCGACATGACACCGTAGGCATAGTACTGAGCACCAGAAAGTGCATCGGCTACAGTTTGACCTAAGTAGTACTGTGACCAACCAAATATGTTAGCTGCAGTTGTAGGCACAGAGGATACAAGTGCTCTACGCCAAACGTTTTGAACATACAAGGAGGACTTAGGCTTACCGCCCATTTGGTCTTCTACTAAGTCTAGTTGCTCTAGCTTATACTCTCTAGCTGCAGCATCGTCTTTGCCTTTAGCTGCAGTAGTTAAATCCCTAAGTGGGAAGTCTTTAGTTGTCTTAGCTTTTGTATCTGGGTTGACAAATTCTATGGTAGCAGTTGTAGGGTCTTTAATGGAACCTTTACTTAAAGATATAACCTTACCTACATTATCTCTGTCTGGTGGTATTACATTACTGCCTACCTTTATCTCAGGCGGTTTAACTTTCTTGCCTTTCTTCTTAGCGTCTTCAAATACAACAGTTGCTACACCATCCTTAATGCCTAATATCTTACCTCTTTTATTTTTATTAGAACGCAGTATTACTTCTGCACCATCTCTAAAGCTTTTAGATTTAAAGTAAGAACCTAAACCATCTTCTAGTGAATCCCTGACTTCTTTTCTGTCAAGGGCTTTTTCCATTAAATCATTACCTATAACTACACCAGCATTAAGTTTATTCTTGGCTTGTGCCAATACAGATAACTCACTACCTAATTGACTAGCGTAAGAAGCAACAACGTCACTTAGCTTAACTTTAGCTGCGGCTACTTCACCTAGTGGTATAGATGTCTTACCTTCAAAAGTCTTAGATATATCAAAAAAGTCTTCGTCAGGCATAACTCTTATTACATCAGTCAGGAAGTCAGATATAAAAGTATCTTTGTTTACTGTTACACCTTGCTGCCTTAGTAATCCTACTACACCTTTTTCACCGTCACCGTCTGGGCCTAGTAGTATCTCACTAAGCAATCCTTCAGGTAGTGGCCTATCTTTTGTAGCTTTTTTACCTGCTTCTACCTTCTGCTGCCAAGTTTTGTAGCTGTTCTTTAAAATAGTAGATACCTTAAACTGTATGTCAGCATCAACTTGGCCCTTAGTAGTAAATTGTTTAACGGCTAACTCTTCTTTAGCTTTACCTAAATCACTCTTACCAAAGATTTTACGTGCTCCCTTTGGAGCCATGCTAAATGCTGGTGCAACTACACCACCTAGTAAACCATTAAGTAAACTTTGATTATAGTTTATTGAATCTACACTGTCATCTACGTTTGCATCTAAGTATATATCTTGTATAGCTATATCTTGGAAGCCAGCAATAAGTGCGTCAACAGAAGCTGTGCCAGCTAGTTCAGCAACAAGACCTTTAGTCTTTCTTTTTGACTCAAACTCTTTTACAGCCTTACTACCTGCAAGCCTAGACTGCTCATACTTTATATTTCTAGCTGCCATGTTTCTTGCGCGTTTACCTGCATTAGTATTAGCTTGTCGCTTAGTCATATTTTTAATAACTGACTCAGCCGCTTCATCTGCAAGCTTCTGTGTAGCTTTAGAAGACAAACCTTCTTTAGCTGCTTTCTTGTAGGCTTGTCTGGACGCAGCCTTGATAGCTTCTTTGGCTCCCTGTGTGACACCAAGAGTAGCACCTTTAGCTAGACCGCCAGTGAGTAGCCCTATGTAGTTTGATGGGTCAGACGCTGCAGCAAACAAGTAGTCTTTGATACCGTCTATCTTACCACTAAGGCTTTCACCTCTAGTAAATATATTACCTAGCTGATCATACAAGTCATACGCTGCTCCTGCAGCAGCCTTGTCAGCTTCTGTGCCTTTGTTAATAAATTGTACTTCACCTGCTGTAGACAGTGTGTTACTGTTAAACCAGCGCATCTGATCAACAAAGTCATTAACTAACTTGTCATCATCTTTGTCTTGCTCTCTGTAAGGCTCACCCTTCTTCCTGTACATATAATCTCGTATAATGTTTAGGTTGGTTGCACTGTACAAGTCTTTAGTTTTTAGCTTTTTACCTTTAGGTACTTTGCTTTCAAAAACTCTTCTAGTTTGTTTTTTACCCTTTAGTAGGTCAAAACCATTTACTGTTTCTGGTATGTCTACATCAACAATAGTGCCTTTACTTTTTCGGCTGTTTAGTAAATCAAAACCATTTACTGCATTACTATTCATCCACGCATCTCTCTTTGTACTTGTTCAGCAATCATTTTAATAACAGGTCTAGCAATACTATTCTTTGCAGCGTAACGTTTCCACTCTGTTATTAGCCTAGTTTTATCTGAGTAATATCCCTCTTTTACGGCATAATCATCAAAGAAAAATCTTAATGCGTCTTCTCCTCCTTTACTTAAATAATCCTCAATTTCCATGTCTTCAGTCTTAACATCAGGCACATTAACGCTATCAGCAGTAGGCTCCTCTAAAGCTGTACGTATGCCTGGAGCCACAAGTGGATCACCTACATCATCACTTTGCTCTTCTGCTTCAGACTTATTTATGTAGTCTTGGATGTCATTAGCTAAGTCTTCAGGTAAGTCCTCTTCTTTTAGTGCATCAAGAAACTTAAACAGCCCTTCTGTGTCAGTAGATAACAAAGAAGCATCCATCTCTTCTTTTTCTTCTAAGAAGTCCATAATACGCTCTATCTCTACTTTTGTAGCGTCTTGTGTAACGTCTTCATCAGGGCGTTTAGATGCTTCAGCAGCAGGTATAATACTTGCTTTAGGTCTTTTTACTAGTGGTTCTTCTGCGCTGGGATCAAAGCTTTCTGCACGAGCTTCAGATAGTTCTAGTCTTTCTTTTAACTCTCTTCTAAGCCTTTTTTGTTTAAATGCAGGTAGTCCACCAAAGAATTTTTTAATTTTAGGGGCTAGTATTTGAAAGGGTGTGGGTTTACCTTCTGGTTTAGGTGTCTCAGTTTTATCTACTTCTGGTGCTTCTACTTCTGGTGCTTCTCCTAAAGCCACACTAGTTTTACCTAAAGATGCATCAGAAAAACTAGCTGCCCCCATTACTTCCATGCTATCTAAGTCTTTTTGTGTAAAGATACCTTGCTTTACTGCAAGTTTAATAAAATCATCAAAGTTTTCATCTTCTCCAAAGCTAACAGGTACTTTTGTTTTATCTTTCTTTACGCTGTATGCACCAATAGGTTTACCATCAATGCCAAAACTAAGTTCTATGGTATCTCCATCTTCATCAGGATCACTTATAAGAGATGAACCTTGATCAGCAGCTACCATATTAGTTAGCTTTTCTTTAATTTCGCGTTGAGGCACACTACTATCTACATTTATTTTCTTACCTACTTTCTTAGCCTCTAACCTTTCTTTTGCAGCAGCTACTTCAGCCTCTGTAAATATGCCTAAGTAATCAGGAGCATCAACAATAAACTCATCTCCAAATTTTTCAGCATATCTTCTACCTACATTTCTCTTAGCATCAGCTAACATTTTTTCTTTTATGTTTGGGTCTTTGTCTATATTTGCGTTTAAGTATGCATTACTATTTTTTAACTGAACTATAGTAAACTCAAATTCATCTATGAAGTCCTGATAGACAGCAACAGAATCATAAGGGTCACGCTGTGCCTCATCTATAGTTAAGAATACACTGCTAGGATCAGTAGCTAGGCTCCTGTAAGCTGCTTCCCTAGACATATCTATCAAATCCATCTTAGATGGCCCAAAGGCACTAGCAGAACCCCCGTAAGATGCATCTGTAGCTTCTCTTAGGTTTATACCAAACAACTTCTGTATACCTGAACGTGGGTCTTGCCCTGCAGTAGCATCAGGTGGTGCTGTAGAAAAGTTGTAAGAGCGTTCAATAAACTCAGCTACATCACCAGCTTCAAACTCTGATGCACCAGTTATAAATACATCAATCTCTTGGGTTGTTAATGGTCTATCTGTATTTAACTTTTCTTGCTGTGCTGCTAATGCGTCTGCTAATTGAAACACACCTTTAGCACCAGTGGCTGCAGCAGCTTTGATTTGTTGATCAGTAGCACCTAGCTTTTTTAACCTACCCACTTGGCTTTGAGCCTGACCTACAAGTGCTTTTCTGTCTTGAAAAGCTTTCTTAGCGTCTTTGTAATCATCTCTTAACTCATCTTTATACTTTACATTCTCAAGACGGTCAAGTTCCATCTGTCTACCAGTTTCATTTAAGAACCCTGTAGCAAAAGATTTCCAATCAAACATATTACACATCCCCTCTTGACATCAGACCTGCACCTTCAGGCATAGGCATTTCTTCTTGTTGTTCTTCTTCTACTGGCATAGGGGGTTCTTCTTCTTGTGTTACTTCTTCTTCTGCTTCTATAGTCTCAGCCATTTGCTTTAGTAACTGTACACCTTCATCGTCTTCGCCTTGAGCCTCACCTCTTTCTATAGCAGCCTGTAGCATCATTGTAGTGCGTCTTTCATTCTTAGCTTCTTTAGAATTAGCAGGGTCTTCTTCAGTAAAGGTAAAGTCTATGTCGTATGACTTAGCTACTGTAGCTAGAAACTCACTCATTGTGTCTTCAATAATAAGCCCTACATCCAAAGAGTGCATACCGTTCATAACACCTGATGTATAAATAGACTTAACTATAGGTCTAATAGGCACACCCATATCTAACAATGTCATTAAATCATCAATAACATCTGGATTGTTCAACATCTTAAAGTAGTACCTAAGAGTGTCTTCTACCGTTGACATCTCAGGTGGACGCTCCCAAGGCCTGTCTCCAGGCTTGTGTGTTGTTAAAGAGTTACCCGGTATGGGTCTTCCAAAATTGGGTTCTTCCATCTTTTCTTATCCTACTTAGTGAAACCTGCACCAAAGTACAGTCCTACGATTGCTGAAACTATATGTGTGTCTAGTGGTGTAATTACAAAGCCTTTAGCCATCTTCCATTGTATTGCTTCGTCGGGGCCAAACAGCCAGTTCATAAAGCCACCCTGTACTTCTGTGTAGCCTACGTAAACTGTGACTTCAGGATACCACACTGCTACTACCTTTGGCAAGACAATAATGCTAAATACTGCAGATAAAGCTATAAGCCTACGTGTCCAAGCGAAGTGTTTGTCATTCTTACCTGCATCTCTAGCTCTGTTGACTTGCTTGGCTTGGAAGTTAGCACGTTGCATAAGCATCTCTTGCTGTGCTTGCTTTGCTTTAGTGTTCTGCCCCCAGATAGACATTACTCCACCAAGTATGGTAGAGAAGAGCATAGTGATTAGTTCTAGGGGTAAGCCAAACATTTAATTAAAAGACGCTTCTTTTATTAATTTTATAACTCTAGGTGCTCTATTTTTAGTTTGTTTAAACCATTTAGAATCTTTTAGTTGAGCAGCAGCTTCTTTTAAGTCTTCGTCTTTTAAGGCAGTAAAAAATTTAGGCCATTTATCTTCGTTAAATTTTCCTGCCCCCATGTTAAAAGTAAGGTCAATTAAAGCTCTTTTACCCTTGTCATCTAACCTACTGTACATTGGTAGGGCTGCAGCTTCCTCTTTATGATCTGCGTAGTCTTCATCAAATAAAGATTGTACTTCTTGTTCAGTTAAGGTTCTTGGATTACCATCACCGTCTTTATATTCATCGGGTAGATTAGTTCCTATGAAATGCCCAATACCTACAGTCCAATAACCTTCTGAGTCCTTGTAAGGTACTGTTTCTTTACCTTCATTTAACTCTATAAAGTCTGCTGTGTCTTTATCAAAATCTGGGTCTGGTAGCTCTCCTACCTCTGATATAGCTCTCTTAGCATCTGCATCTATGGGCCTAGTCATTAGACCCTCATCTACTTTCCCATCGGAAGCACCACCAACAGCAGCACCGTCAAGCTCAGTAGCAGTAATGCTATCTTGTTCAGGCAACGATTTAACATTAGGGTTTATCCTTTTCTCTTGGTAACGGCTTCTCAAACTATTTATCATACTTTGTGCAAAGGACAGTTTTCCTTTACCCTCTGTATCTATACTAGGGGCTACAGGGGCAGCAGGTGCTTTTAAGAAACCTTGTTCAGTCTCACCGCCCATGTTTAGTCTGTACAAATCAACTAGTGGTGTTCTTCTATCTATGGATGTAGGAACGTTAGGTATTCTTACAGACCTACTTATAGAGTCAGTTAATGCGTCACTACCTGAGTCATCAACGTATCTGCTCATTTCTTCTACTGCATTAAAGAGGTGATCAGAAGATGACATAACTTTAGGGGCTGTGTCTACAGGCTCATCTTTTTTAGGTTCGTTGCGGTTAGTCATCAGCCCTGACTTAGGCTTATACTTCTCAGCTTCTTTTTCAAACCTGCCTCTCTCACCTTCCTTCTCTAACAAAGTACTAATGTATTGAGTTATTGTTTGTTCTCTGCTCATAATTTA